CCCGCGCGATCACCTGCGTATTAGACATACTTGGGAGCCTCCTAACATTATTGCATTAGGTAGGCAAAGCGTCATACTTAGTAGCATAAAACAATCTGTTATACTGTAGCGCATTACTGTTTCTGTTTGGTCTTGCTCTTAGCATTAGTGATATGCTCTTGTACTGTAGCTTTACTAGGGATACTAACAATAGTATGACCTAATGATTTCATCTTACGTTGCAACACAATATTTTCACCGTGATGAAGGATGGCACTCACTCGATTCATACCGCAGCCCATTAGCTTACCGATCTCACGGTAAGTCATGCCTTTAACTCTGTTGTGATATGCTCGCTCACAATCGTAAGTATCAATCCACTTAGCAGTCTCTTCTTCCTCAGTAATAGTCTCAAGCTTGTCGGGATAACTCATCCAGCCTTTAGCAATAGCACTAAGCACAAGCTTAGGTGCTTGATTTAAAAGAGATAGTTTCCTCTGTGATTCAAGCAGATCATCCTTAGAGATCTCACCGTCTTGAACTTGACGAGTAAGGTATTTCTGTACGCCTCCCATATTACTGTTGGTTCTTTTCTTGTGTCGCTTCGATCTGGTTGAGCAGATCAACGATGGAGTTATTGGATTGAATCAACTCCATCTCAAGCTTACGAGCTAATGCGAATACAACTGTTAGCGTTAGTATCGGGTAATGCTTTCTAAGCTTCTCGATCTCAGCGTCACAGCGTGGAGTTGCTGACTTAGTATCTTCAAAGAACTCTGCGGTAGTTGTCATGGTGTTAAATGGTTTGTTGTATATCAAAAGGGAATGTCATCTTCAGGTCCAAGAGGATCGTTAGCGGTTACCTTCTTGGTTGCTTGCTTAGGCTCACGGTTGGCTGTCTCTACATAGTTACCGAGGATAGGGCCTTTATGCCCATCTTGTCTGGCTTGTTTAGATACAGACTGAACAATCATACCATCGTTACCATACTGGTCGCGGCCAGCCTTATTGGTAATGAGAGCAATGTCCAAATACGTTCCAGCCTTACCTTTGAAGAGATGGGTCTTGTCTACTTTAGTAACGTCAATCTTTCCGGTGATCATGGTGTTTATGTGGGACTTAGTCCGTTGAGAGACTGGCAGACTTGTTTAGGGGAGTCAACCTGTCGTTGGGTTTTTTAAACTTAGGTATCCATGCCGCACTCACTGAAGCGGCAGAAGCGTCCATCGTACCAGAGCTTAACGGCTCCACATTCTCCGTCTCGTTGCTTGGCGATAGCGACCATAGCTTCCCCCTGAGGTTGGTTCCGATCTCGATTGAGGAGCATCACCAGATCCCCATCGCGCTCCACCTGTCCTGACTCCCCTATGTCCGAAAGACGAGGTGAGCGACCCTTATCTTTCTCGTTTTCCCTGTTGAGTTGCGCCAGAGCAACGATGGCGGTCTTAGTATCCACTGCGATTGCTTTGAGCTTACCGCTGACCTCACCTATCTCGTAGGTTTTCTTCTCGGCTCCTTTACTACCGTGGATCTTCTGGATGTAGTCGATCAAGACTAACCGCACTCCCCACTTGCGTACCGCTCTGCGGATTACTGCTGTGATGGACGATATGTTGGTCACCGAGGAGCCAGAGGCAAAGTGTAGGGGACTTGCTGCAATCTTAGCAGATGCGGTACTCATAGCTTTAAGACCTCCCTGATCCATCTCTCCGGTCTTAATATCCTGCATTGGAATAGATCCAACAGTTGAAACCATTCTTCTAATAATAGCTTCATCTGACATCTCTAGCGATATGAATAAGGTTGGAACTTGGTCTTCTATCGTTGCTGCTTTGGCAATAGCAATCGCCATAGCAGTCTTACCAATCGACGGTCGCGCTGCTATGATAGCGAGTTCTCCAAGCTGTAAGCCATCAGTCATTTGGTTGAGTCTAAAGAAGCCAGTATTGATCCCGCTGAGTTGTCCCCTGCGGTTGAACCGCTCTTGCGTCGAGTCGATAAATCGGCTGACAACGGACTTGCTCGATTGAAGATCGTCTTTGGAAGCCTCAACGCTGAGCCCCTGTTCGGCATTAGCGACGATTTGATCCACGGTTAGGGTGACCACAGCGGAATCGCGAATCAAGCGGTCTCCAGCGAAACGGAGTTGTCTCCGGTGGTGGGCTTCTAGAACGCTCTTTGCGAACATCGGGTAACCGGATGGTGACGGGCAAAGCTCATCGCAGCGGTTCCAAGCTTCAAATGGTACTGCTGAACTTGTAATGGTTCGTTTCCATTCCTTCATTAACTCCGGCAATGTCACTCGCTTGTTTTGAGTGATGAGGCTTTTTATGGTTTCGTAAGTTAAAGCCAGTTGTTCGTTTTGAATTGCTGCTGTTGGAACTTCAGCGAATGCGTCAAAACAAATGTCAGAGCCTCCAGCGATACACGCTCCAATCAGACCAAACTCATCGTCTTCAGCAAAAAAGGGATCGCTCATTGGTAGTCGGATATGTTGCTTGAGAGAACGGTTTTCGGTTGACCGGCTATTAATAAAGTTTGCTGCGAGTCATCGTCCCCAGACTTACAGCGATCAATCTCAGTGTTCCAATTGTTGAGCAGAGTCATAATGTCTTTGCGTCGATACTTGTTCTTAGTCTCGTAACGAGCATCGAGAAGCTGAAGGTCTGACTCGGAGGTCTTAAGCTTGACCACAAGCTTAAGAGCTTTGAGTTCAGAGGGTTGCCAATCGGTTCCTTCTCGTCTGCGAAACCATTTGTTTATCCGAGAGCGAAGCGAATCGAGTTCGGGATCTGGAACGCTTGGAGTTGGCAAAGAAGAATCTATCTTCTCTATCTTCTCTTCTCTATAGGTTACCCCACGGGTTATGTCTGGGATAACCGGAATCGGTTCTGGGTTAACCGGCGGGTTACCCGTGGGTTTCTTTGGTCTCCCTCCTTTGGCTCCATTTGACCAAGAGCAAATCAATCCAGCGTTTACATCATCCCATTGATGGGCAATCAAACAGCCGTCTTCGGATCGGCAAAATGTCTGGAGCATTGCGTCCCAGAACTCTTGAGCGTCTCCGTTCCATCTGCATACAGCCGACAAGATGGCAGGATTCCAATCAGCAAACCTGTTTGTCTTTCTGGTCTGACAGTGCGCCCATAGCCGAATAACGTGCAATGGAGCGGTTTCAGTGCCTAACAGTCTGCTTAGTAATCGTGTTTTCCAGTGATCTAGGAAGTCTAGTTCTACAATCATGTTTCAAGACAGAAAACCCCACTCAGTCTGTGGTGAGAACTCCCGCTGAAGCGACGGGACGTACACAGAAAGAGTGGGGAGAAATTGGTTGAACATGGCTTCATTTTTGAATGTCATCGCTTGCTTCTCACGGCTCGCGCTGACCTCTGATCTCTAACTCGGGATCACAGACTTGTCGAGATCAAACTTATCAAAAAACTCAGCCTTCGGTCTGACGTAGAAGATGTCCCCTCGTTGGTAAATCACGCAGAGCCTCTTGGTCTCACCGATCCTTAGTTGAGCTTCGGCTACAAACTCAACCTTAACGGTTGGCTTAGTCTTTGACAGGTATTTCATTTACTGGCTTGTAGTGTGGTGTTGGGTAGTTGCCGCGAGTTTTGGTGTCGATACGAAACTTTTTGGTTTCCATCAATCCAAGTTTCACTGACTTGTTGAGCACAAGCCCAGCAGCGTTAGGAGACAGCTTCCAAAGATCAGACCATTGGTTAGCGGTCAACCATCCCTCTGGGACGCTCTCTGCTTGATGTTGGATTGCTGACCTCAGCCGCTTTAAAAGCTCGGCAGATGCCAATTCTGTTCGTTCTGAGGCCATTGGTGCAGGTATAGTTGCGCTGAGTTATCTGTGTATTCTCCGAATACGATCCCGTGAGACCATGCTAATGTGGATCGTCGTTTTCCTGCGTAATCCATTGACGGAATATCCGCCAAAGTTCCGACACAAAAGCCAATTGGATTTGACTGGTTGCGACCAGTCGCTTGACCGGCTCGATGAGCATGAGCCACAACACAGTTACCAAATGTCTCGGCTGAATCACGAATGAAGTTTTCCCCATAGAGCACTCCATGTCCCCAACTAAAACCGCCCAATTTATAGAATGATCTTTGAAGACAATCATTGTGTTCAATAAAGGTATGGCAGTGTTTGTTGATAGGCTGAACCATTCGTTCCCATACAGCCTCCGCAAATCCTTTTACAACAGCGTTATGGTGATTGAGATACTTCTTAGCTCGCTCATCGTGATTTCCTAAAGTGAACACCGTTGGGCGTAACTCATTGAGGAACTTTACTCCCTCTTGGATATCATCAAGATAATCGTCCGCTTGATCCGAGTCGTTGGGGTTTTGGAGTGAGCCAGATCGCAATGAGGCAAGATCGAATGCGTCCCCTAAATGGATTATCTCGTCTGGTTTGAATTTCTCGCGGAACAAAAGCACCGCAGCGAGTGCATCTGGATTGGCTCGACTCCCATGACTGCAACCAATCGCCATAACTCGACGGTGGTGCTGAGTGATGTTCACAATGGGCAATAATCATAAAAGAAGAGCAAAATCAAGACACACTCGCGTTGATTAGGTTAATTCAAGCGCAACTTATTGCTACGAACACTCCAAACCCAAAAGTAAGAAACACGATACTTAGCAGCTAACTGTTTGTTGGTCATGCTCTTATCGGCTTGTCGCACCGCATCGACAATCTGCTGCGGTATCTTGAGTCCCTTTGGTCGTCCCCTTCCACGCTTAGGGCTGCGTTTGGGCTTAAGTGTTCTCAAGACTTCTTTGGTCTCCACCTTCTTGTGGACTCCGAGCAATCTGGAGATTCCGCTTTTGATTTCGTTGAGTATGTTCATTTTCTGGTCTTATTGTGTCTGATTTTATGTATCCAACCTATGCTGACTGCGTAGTCTTCTTTTATTTGTCTGTATGTTCTGTTGTTCTGAAGGTCTTGTAATACTTCTAACACTACTGCTTGTGGTATGTGTCCGCGCTTTGGTATGTATGATTCCGATCTTATTGTCATTCGGCTTTAGATTTACTGTCTCTTATGTCCCATATGGTTGATGCTGAAACACCGTATTTCTTAGCTAACTCGCGGCAAGTGTAGGTTAAATGCTCTCCAAGAATGGCTTTGCGGATATCCGCTGGAACAACCTCATATCTCCGATAGCGTTTAATTTTAGTCTTTTTTAATGGAGCGACAGCACCAAGCATTCTCTCCATTGATTGCTTTGATAGGCCTAATTTTTCAAGCAAGCTCACGGTTTTGCATCCCTCCACAGCAGCAGATCCGCTCGCATTGCGTCGTTCTCCTCCTCCAGTTGCTTCACCCGATCCTCCAGCTTGCGGACATCGAGGGCGATTGCGCGGAGTTCTCGTCCACCAAACCAGCCAACCTGACTAACAAAATCTAGGATTCGATCTTCAATGCTCACGGCTTGGCCTCCTTGGCTTTGGTGTGGTAGGTGATACTGATGGATGCGTAGAGAATGAATGGTTTCCCGCACTCGTCGCACTCATGCTCTGACGGATCTTCTGATGCGTCTCCATCGCAAGGTTCTGCTTGTCGGTTCCATCCGCAATGCGGACAGATGATGTCGCAGTGGGACGACTGTTCTCCCGGTTCAAAGTCCGCAATCACAGCTTGGCCTCCTTGGCTTTCCGCTCTGCCCAACAACCGGGACACGCGACAAGATCCTCAATTGGATTGCCGGTCTTTGGACCTGTCGCAAAGCAGTCGTGCGGGGCGACATGACCGTCTGGCGTGTATGCTGTTCGGTATGCCTCAACAGCCTCCTCCAACCGCTTGATGCGCTGCTTCGCTTCCTCTGCTCCTTCGTAGAGTTGCGCGACTTTTGCGGTCAGACGATCAACCTGTGCGTTGGCTGCGTTGAGTTCGCGTTCAAGTTGGCGGACAAACCTCGACTCGCACACTGGAGTCATGTCGTCGTCGAACCAGTATGCGTGCTGCTCCATCTGATCAGTCCTCGGTGTATCGCTCACGGCTTCACCTCCTTCCCAATCTTAGCGTCGTCCCATCCTTGCAACAGGTTGTCCATTCGGATGGTCCTCATGCTCGGAGATGGAGGGTTGATGAATGCGTACATTGCGTTGCCAGCTATTTCGAGTTCTCGGATGCGCTGATCGTAGAACTTCCTCTCCCCTTCGAGCTTGTCCCACAGAGCGCGGAGACGGTTTTCGAGTTGGGTGACGTGCTGCTTAAGATCTTCGTTCTCTTTCGCCATTGCTCCGATGGATTTGCACAAGCGTTCGTGCGCTTCGTGTTCGGGGTTCATTGCTTGTTCTCCTTTGCTCGCTGCCATGCGTTGGCCAGCAACCGATAGTTTGAGTCGGAAATGGTACCGTCCTTCAGCCACTCAAGCAGCTCGTCACCAGTACTATTCATCAGCTTGATCCGGTCTTGCAGGTATTCGACCAGCTCCTTCAGCTCGTTCACATCGGATTGAAGCTCGCGGATCTTTGTGGCCTGTGGGTCGATTGTAGTCACCGTATTCGACGTTGGTATTGTGTAGTCGCTCATTTGCACTCCTTCCATTTGAATTGATTTTTACCAGCGCAATCGACCACCCACTCAGCGTGGCCTTTCCTTACCGCTTCTTCGCGCATACGGCTCTTGCCAAGATGCTGACCGCAAATCATGGCTAAAAACATTAAACAACCGGCTGACAATCCGTAGTAGGCTGATTGTAAAACTTGGCTCACGGCTTGGCCTCCTTCTCCTCCCACAGCAACAGATCAGCGCGGAGTGCATCGTTCTCGGATTCGAGTTGCTTGATCCGATCCTCCAGTTTTCGCACCTGAAAGGCGATTGCGCGGAGTTCGCGTGGATGGTTGCAATCGGGAGACTCCGCTAGGAAAAGGATTCGTTGTTCTTCTTCTGTAAGTTTGTGCGCTTTGGATTGATCATCGTTTTCCAGTTCTTTGGAACAATCGTCAGGAATCACGAAGTATTCCTTCTGTTCCCAATTCCATGTTGGGACGTACAGAATTTCCAACAACGGTTCCATTGATCTTGTAGGTCGAGTTCCGACCTTCTTTCCGTTTGCGTATGCAATCATCACGTTTGCAGCGTTCAGCACTTCTTGTTTTGTCATTTCGTCTCCTTTGCTTTTGCCCACAGTTTAGCGGATTGTTCAGTAGCGTACGGCTCCATGATGTCTCCTGCTGCCGTGAGCGTTTTGATTCTGTCGTTTGCTTGGTTCAGTTCGTTCTTAAGTTTTACAACAACATGATGCGTGTGCTTCATGTTCACTTCGTTTTCCAGCTCAATGATTCGCTTTTGAGCTTCGACCAATTGATCGAAAAGGCTTTTGCTGTTTTGATTTGTCACGGCTTGGCCTCCTTGATGACTAGAAGTACACCCATGTAAACCATCCAAACGGCTCCGATCGGTATCAGCCAAAACAGCCGGAAGATCTGTCCAAAGTCATACTGCCCGCTGGAACGGTATGGCCTGAACATGATGCACAGCAGGATTACGGTGATGAGTGCTGGCACGATCCACGATTTGATTGTGATGCTCACGGTTTGTCCTCCTTGGCTTTGTTCCATTTTGAAACAGTGTGCTGCACTGCATCCAACCGCTCATCGCGCAGCCATGCCTCCATCTTATCTCCCGCCTCCTCCAGCCGACGGATGCGGTCCTGCTGCTTCAGGAATGCGTGAACCAATTCACCCAGCACAAACAGAGTTGGTGCGCCTTTCTGGATTTCAAACGATCCGTCTGAGCGGATCCTCAGAAACTCAGCGTTTGGTTTTGCGTCGTTCCATTTGATAAGTGTTGCGTTGCTCATGTTGTTTGTGTCGCTCACGGCTTGGCCTCCTTTTCTTTTCTTCCTATCTCTTCTCCTTTAAGAATAGCTTCTACTAGACACACATCTCCGTAGTCAACGTGCTCACGGAAGAGTTCGATCTCACGCTCCAGCCGCTTGATGCGCTCATTGGCTACGTTGAGTTCGCGTTCGAGTTGTCGAGCGAGGTCTACATCTACAGAACCAAGTTTTGCCACTGGCTCGTCTTGCGATTCATACTCAGCAGCATCCGTCCTCGGTGTATCGCTGATCATTTTCGTGGGGTCAGGAATATGATCGCTCATTTCGATTCCTTCACTTGTTGCATCTGAACAAAGTCCAGTCGGTTTTCCTCGTTGATTGCGATACCCCAGCCGTTGCGACGGCATGATAGCTCGATTGCGCTAAAGACTTCGTTCATAACTGCATCGGGTAGATAGAGGGACAGAATCCCTTTGAAGGTGAGTCGATATTCTTCGTTTTTGGTTTTGCTCATTTAACCTCCTTATTCTTCCTGTTTCTTGTCCAATAACTCACCGCATAGTTTTTAACCTTCTTAGCCGCTTTGTGAATTTCTCCAGCCTCTTTCTTGCTGATGCTGTACACTCCAGTACCTCCTTTAATAATGCTCTGTATTCTGTCGCTCATAGTGCCATCTCCTTATCTAGCCACTCCCTAATAATCTTATCGGTTAGGTGCTGGCTTTTAATTCCTTCCTTCTTGCAGTACTCTTTGAGTTTCTTGTGAGTGTCTTCTGATATTAGGATGGTTTTCTTCATAGATGCTTTTTGACTTTGTTCCAGTAACTGACAGTCGCTGACTTCCGGTGACCAGTAGGTCCACCGTTCCAAATCCGCGCGGCTTCCTCGTTAGTCTTACCGGCAGCGTACCGGCTGAGATAGATCTCGCAAACTCGACGAGCCGCAACTCGGTTTGTCATTTGTGCGTGAGTGTAGCTGGTGCCAGCGATCCGGTTTGCGTCCACGACAACCGCTCGGTGGATCTGGAGCGCACCGATTGCCAGTCCAGCGTCTCCAACGGCTAGATCAGGGTTCCGGCAACCGCCGGTCTCCACGGTGATTAGAGCCGCAATGAGTGGTCCGAGGTTCACTTGGTCCCCTTCATCCAAGCAGCAGCTTTGGCTTGGTAGAGTTCTTCCGCTGACAACAGCCGCCCACTGTTGTCGGTGATGCCGATTAGCTCCCGAGTATGGAGCCAGACCTCCCGCGCTCGGAGAGCTTCAAGGATGGATGAGTGCTGGCTTAACGACTTACTGTTTCGATCTTTGCAATGATAACGCATGGTATTTAATGGTGTTGATGGTTTTAGTTCAAGATCTCACAAGCGGAGAGCCGCTTCTTGGCTCCTACCTCGCGGCAAGAGATCCCTCTGCCGTTAAACCGCTGGCGACTGGCTCCAGTGCGGCTCATATCAGACTTCGGAGACTTCCCGTTGATCTCCAGCACTTCGACAACCAGAGCCATTTTCTCGCTGGTCTTGGTTGCGGTTGCTTTGATGGTGACTCCGCGCCAACCGGCAGGAGTGTAAACTGATGCGGTGTATTTGATTTCGATGGTCATGGTATTTGATGGATTAAGTTATGGTTTGTTGCGCGTTGGAGAGTCGCGCCCCTCTTGGAAATTAATCCTCGGAGTCGTCAGCGTATCCGTCGTAGGAATATAGCTCGCACCGGCGAATCTCTAAATTGCCAAAAGTAGCTTCAACGATAACTGAGGCAATCGAGTTGCCCCTAAACATATCTGCGGCTGCGTCGCAAATTTCTTCGAGACTAGATGGCTTGTTTTTCATTCGTATTCTTTCGGTTTCTTCGTCGGCTCGTTGCCTTCGATGCAGTTACCTTAAACCCATCGCTGGGATATCGTCAACAAGAGATTACAGTTTTCTTCAGATTTATTTCAAAGGCTCTAAAATCAGCGAAATGCTGAGGAAATCGCGGTGTTTCGTGCGGTAACAACACCTGTCGCAGGATCTCCCTGCGTACCATGCCGCGATTTCTGAGAGGCTAATCAGCCGAGATTCTCACGCTGCAACCAACGGCATCGAGTGCGTAGGATTTGGTCGCTGAAATGAAGCAAATCTGACTGTCGTCCAGCCAGACTCGCTGAGTGTCAGTGATCGCATCGGTGACGGCTTTAATCAGGTTATCCAGATCCGGCTTTTTCTGGCACCAGACTGGTGATTTCGGCTTCGGTACACCGTGCTTGTCCAGATGCACCTTTGGTCTCGGCAGGAAAAAGTCTAGCTGGATACGAACAACTCCCGCTATAATCGATTCTGGAGCGTTGGCGACGGCTTGCCGCCTAACCTCCTGCTTCCAAGTCTCGGCTCCGTCCGGCGTGTAAACTCCAGCGTGACCTCCGCGCACATAGGCTTTTACCCGAGGTTGAGCCTTTGGGATTCCGGCTGCAAAAAAGCTAAGATTCATGTCCAGAGGGAATGATTTCGCTGATGCGTCCGGTGATCCGAGGATTAGCGTACCACCAGCCGGTCGATGATTTATCCGCTACCGCATCGCAGTCCCCATCGAACAGAACGTGAGTCCCCTCGGTGAGAAGGAGTACAGCGTCCATATCGTCGGGATCAAACGAGCGAAACTGCACTCGTTGAGCGTAGGGTTTGCCGTTGCCCAACGTGCGTTTCTCAAACTCGATAACTGCGATCAAAAACTGTTTTCCGTCGTCTGTGGTTATGATTTCAGCGTCACTGTGGAGCCGTCCAAATCCACGCGCCCATAGATGTCTCATCGCGTGTAGCTCTCCAGTCGAGCGGGGGAGTAGCTTGGGGATTTCGCAATCTTACCGTCAGACCTCCGTACAATGTGACGGTTGTCGCCAACGCGAGTTGACCGGCAGTCAGCAGGGATGGAGTCAATCTCGTCGTCAGTCCAGACTTTGGACATATTGGATCGGTGGATCTCGCAGAACGCAGCGTCCACTTGATGCGGGGAGAAGCCAGCGGCCAGCGCGGCTCCGTAGACGACGTAGAGAAGATCCCCAACAGCGTCCAGGTACTCTTTCGGGTTGGTAGCTGCGGCTAACTCCTGAGCCTCCTCGTCGATGAGTCGGTATCGTAGATTTTGCGTCACCGGATCTGGGAGGATGGGACGCTGCGGGACAAGTTGCTGGTAGGTCTTCATAAACTCGCGAACGAGTTCCATTGGATGGGTTTGATTCATTTGATTCGTGTAAGTATTGGTTGGGACATTTTAGACTCGGTGCATCCGTCTAGGAGAGCGTCAAGTTTTGCGGTCAACTGCTGACCTTTAAATCCGGTCGCAAGTTTGACGGCATCTTTGAGCTTCGTTTTGTTAAGCGTGATCGCGGAACTTAGCTGCTCGTAAGTCCCGAGTTCTAAGAACCGAGAAGCGACTTGTTCAGAGTTGGTTATGGATTCTCGCACCGATCCATCTTTGAGCGTCCAGCCTTCGATGGTTTCTCCCTCACTCAGTCTGCGTCGAGCCTCAGACTTACAGGCTTCGATCACAGCCTCCGCTTGAGCCGCTCTGTCGAGGAATTGAGCGAGATGGCTGGATGTAAGGGTTGAGGCAATCGCGTCCGGCGTGATGCCTTCTGGAGCGTTTGTGAGTGGTCCGGTGACTGCGAGTTCTCGCGCTTCTGAGCAGTACGGTTTGCCTTTGCAGTATTTACACGCTGACTCGCTCGGAGTGCGCGGTTGGTCTGGTTGCATGATCGCGGCCATCAGCGACTGCGACTCACGCACCGCATCCATCAGGTCTCCCAACTCGTAGGATGCAACACTCGGAGGTCCAGCTAGAGGTTGGACGATAGCTACAGTGATCGCCTCAAGCGTGAATCCAAAAGACTCATGCAGCAGAGCGACCAAGCACCGCAACTGGAGGTTCTCCGCTGCGTTCTCGACTAATCCGCGACCGCTCTTGTAGTCGATAATTAGAGCGTTGTTGCCTTCGACGTAAACAACGTCAGGTTTGCCAGACCAGAGCCGCTTGTCTTCTTCGCCAAGACCGTAGTTCTTAAGCGACCACAGCCGCTTCTCGCGGAACACTTGCGGCTCCTCGGTGGAGTTGGCGAACACCTGTTTCACCAACTCGGCTTCCTGCTCGCGGCATCGATCAATGATGTAAGTCTCGTCTGTGGTGAGATCCGTCACCGGCTCCATCCCCAGAGCGGCGTGGATGCGGTTGCCGGTCGCAGCGTCCCCACTGGACTCAGTCTCTGCGATTGCCTTCTCCAACTGCCAACTTCCCAGACAAGAAGCGTACCGGCTGGCTGCTGATGCGCTCGGTAGACCATTACGCTCGTCAGTCATTGGATTTCCCTTCGTTTAGAATGGCTTCGGTGGGTTGGATCGTAGCAGTAGGGATTGAGTTATTCTCGGGGAGGTACTCGTGCGGTTGCGGCTCCACCTTCGGCTCCAGCTTGCTGCGGAAGATTGGGCGCGACGGCGTGACGTTGACTTGAACTTGCGGAGAGACAGCCTCCTCGTCGTCCACGATCCCGCTGAACCCAAATGCTACGCGAGCGCATTGGATCAGAGCTTTGTGGCGCAGCATTCGACGGGGATTCACCTTCCACGGTTCGGTTGATCGGTTGCACTCCGAAAAGTATTCGGTGACCTCCACCGGATGAGACCGCTCTTTGTGGTGGACCGTAGCTGTGACGCTGTAGGGCTTGCCGTCTTTGTCTTCGGTCGCAAACGTGATGCCATCAAACTGCGGATGCGAGTTCATCATTTTAATCCAACCATCGACGCTGACCACTGGCTGAATACCGCCGTTTCGAGCGGGAAAAGCGTAGATTTCGCGGGTAAACGGGTTGAGTCCGTACTGGTTAGCAACGACGACAAACGAGAGCATCTCCTCGTTCGTTGCTTTGGGCATCAGGGTCGAGCGAAGAGTCTCCAGCAACTTGGCTGGCTCAACACTGAATTTGCTCGCCATTACGGCCAGCGCGGACTGCTTTGTCTGAGGTATTAGTTCGTTTTTCATAGGTTTTCGGTCTTCCACCTTTCCTGCCATTTGTGCGGGATGCGGAGGCTTTTGCCGTTGATTTGGACGCTCCTAGCTCCCCTGCGAGATCGCGGAGACTTGCGGCAAAGATGCGCTGACAGTGCGGACATTTCATCGACAGGAGAACCGATAACCTATCGGTGGGTTTCTGTCAAGCGGTCAGATCGACGTACCGGAGCGAGCCGTAGTAGCGAGCCGGAAACTCAGGATATACAGCGTTTTGCTTAAAGTATTCTACCGAGTCGGTTTTTTCTCCTTCTGAATAACTTCGATATGGAATTGTGTCATCAGTTAACGAAAGGTAATCTTTATACGCATCAAAGTTATAAGACTTAAAACCAAACCTCTTGCAATAGCTTTCAAGATCTTCTGGAGTTACATAGATCCATGTACCGCTGGGGGGAATTGGCGGTTCATAATAAGCAAAAATACCGTTTGTTAATAACTGATTGTATTGTATTGAGGAAATGTAAAACGCTATTCTTCCCCTATCGTCGTCGCTAGCTAAATTTGGTGTACTAATAATGCTGCCAAGCGGAATTCCTCCAATCAAAGGCGCACTTTTATTCCCCATGCACAAAGGAGCCGATCTAGTCCAAGCTTCAACCGCCCATTCTAAAGAGTTCCAAAGCCAAGCACTCTTTTTGATCTTATGGAATATTGGGCCAACAGCAACATAGGGAAGATTAAAATATTGAGACGTATTCCTTAAATTGATCTGAGCAAGATTATCATATCCACCGTAAGATCCTGCTACTCCTGCCATTTTAGGATTGTCTAAATCGTAAAACACATCGTCAGCTACCTTTGCGGGAGCGGAAGTTGTGGTCTGGTAAGGTGTTTGAAGCGTCTTGTTTGGTTGTCCTAGTATTCTAACTTCATTATCTTTACCGCCAGCCGCTCCCCATTTGTTAATCCAGAAATCCGCTCCACCTCTTGATTGAGATGTAACTCTGGAAAGCTCTGGATCGTACACCATAGAAGCAAACCCCCACGGTCCACGGGGAGGAACAAAAGCTTGCCCACCTACAGGCATTACATTTCTATACCAAGAAGGTCCAACGTGAAAGAGATATGTGTAAACGGATGAAACAAATCTAGTGTTAGACCAATCACCAGCATACGGAGGATCGCTTTGCTGCCCTTCTCCGAGTGATCTTGATTGAATGTACACATTACTTTGGCCTAAGTAATTAGATGCTACGGCTGCTTCTTCGTAGTTTCTATGTTTGGTATAATTAAAAGGAAGAGGAGTAGCAGTTGCTCCACAACACACTAATCCAAGAGGCGTTAATGTTACTTTTGAAACTTTTGATTCAGGAACTTCAGCAGGACTGTCAACAAGTGTCTTGCCGGGATAATAACCTAAAGCAAGCATTAGCAATCTTCTTAGTGTTTGAATGGTATCAAACACATCTGAACTAAGCGCAGTAGGATAACTTGTAACAACAACGATTCCAGCAGGAACAATGTTCCAAAAAAAACTGTTCTCAATATTGTTGCCGGTTCCACCTGAAAATATATTAGCGTCAACTGGCAATATAAGAACTGTTGTGTCTTGCTCTTTAGGAACAAGAGTTAATGAGCCGGGAGCTTTAGTTACTGTTAATCCTATGCTTTGAAGATCATCAACCAACGTTTCCATTCCAGAAAACGTTTTGAAGTATTCCTGAATTATAACTCCATCTTTTAACTTAGCAATTTTTGCTCTTCCCCAAGTGAATATTGCGTTTCCAATTATAGTGCTGTCTTTTAACGGATCTTGATACGCTCCTTTGTATGCAGACAGAATGCTATGTTGATTGCGAGGATCAAGTTGAGCCAACATTCCACTTAGGCATCTAAACAAAAGAAAAGGGTTGGCAACATTGTTGGCGTAGGCGGATACATTGATGCTAATGAAACCCTCCTGAACCCAACTGGCATCCGGCGGAGGTCCACCAGCAAAAAAGGGAACATCACCAGCAAAATATGGAAAGAAGTATCTGCAAACCGATCCATTCGGCCAAGTTGTGATCCATTCGCCATCGGGAGATCTTCTAAATGATCTGCAGCTAGACGGCTCAATGATTACACTGGTAGAAGATCCACTAGAAGACTGAAGCTGAACCGTTAGATTTGTTGCATTACAGTTATGCACTCTCCAACAATCATAACGTTGGTAAGTGTTCTTAATAGAAAACTCAAGATACCCTTCAATGAATATATCCGCTACAGCGGTCTTGTGCTTGTGAATTCTTGATGGAGGGAGTCTTGGGAAATTCCCCAAACTATTACTGACAAAAGAAGTTTGAAGATTAGAGGTAGGATCCCAACCTAGATGAACGTCATAAAGTTTTCCGTCAACTTCTCTAGTGAGAAGCTCAAAAGAGAATTGAATCGGTATAAGGTCACAATCAAACGGAACTGGAAACGGCCCAAATTTATCAACGTAGACCTGACCTCCTGCAATGTCTAAGTGTTTTACTTCAAGCTTGGAAAGCTCACTCAAAGCCCTAGACTGATCATGGTCGTTGATTATTGGTGCGCCAAAACTTTGAGAAGCCGCGCCAAGTCTTCTGCAAGTGCTGGGATCTCTTCTGTATTGATAGATAATACCAAAAGGAAAAGGATAAACATAATTCACTATCTCACCAAATGCTCCGGCCGAAAGTGTCATAAACAACGGGCTTAATCCATTAAGCGCAAGAAAACACTTCCGGTCGAAGCGTGAATACAAATCATTCAGGTTGTTCGCATTGAACATCCTGTCGTTTCCGTCTCTTGCGTAAGCCATTTGTCAATAGAACCAATCTTCGGCAGAACTGGTTGTGGCGGTCACCTTTCCAGTCTGCTTTATCTTAAGCGTCGTGCCATTCGGAGTCTGCTCAATCGCTTGATCAGGTCCGGCTACAAGCTGAATTTTGCGGACTACGTCAATCAGTTGATTGATAGCGCGAGCGTGTTCGGCTTTGATACCGCGCTCGGCAACCTTAGATGGTAGTGTAACAGCCATTAGATCTCGCAGAATTGAGAGAAGATTTTAGCGGTAGCTCCAGCAGTCGTGCAAGTTACATACATTGCAGTATTAGTATACGGCAACAACGCAAACTGCTGCGGGGGGATTCGGAACCAATATCCACTTACCTGAGAAGCAACGTCACCAATTCCGATAGTGTGAACCAAGTCCATGTTGTACACGAACAACTTGTAGGGAAGTGTTAGATCAGCAGTAATATCAAGAAGCTCTCCTCCTGAGCTTACGTCTTGAGTCTGCTGGCCCATATCCGTACCAGTCATGTTGGTTACAACATTGAACGTCTGGTTGTTAATTGATGCCCCACCTTTGCTGGCGTATAGCCGCGCTGACATTTGGATTTCGTCGGCCATAAATCAGTTGGTTAAATCTCGCAGAATGTCGCTTGGATAGTCACGCTGCTAGTATCCGCTTTAAGGTACAGCGTTGCGCTAACGTACGGCATCAGAAGCGTCTCTCCCGCAGGAATCCGCATCGTGTAAGTTCCAGAGACAAAGCCAGCTTCAACAAAGTTGGTGTTGTCCAAGTTGGAGATAAGCAACTTGTACGGACTAGATACATCAACTGGAACATCCAGAGCTTCAACGGTTGTGGCAATTGATTGGGTCTGTGAACCCATATCAACTCCAGCCATTGTCGCGCTCTTGGTGTAGGTTACGCTCGGAAGAAACGCTCCACCTTTGGAAGCGTACAAGCGAGCAGTCATTTGGATTTCGTCAGCCATGTTTTGTTAGGTTAGGTTATCTGAGCAAACTGGGGTCTACGTCGTAAGGATAAACCAAAAGCGGCCAAGCTGCAAAGGTCCAAGTCTCGTTGCGTTCAACTTGGTTAGTCTTGACTGTTAATGAGGTGGAATCGTTGGTCTTCAACCATGCCCACGCAGTGCCATCAGGAGTTAATTCGGTTCTGGATGGCGGTCTCGGCATTACGGCTCTGACTGATGTAGGAAACAGATTTATGTTTGCCAGAACAGTTCCGCTATAAATTGCCGCAATGATCGGAGGAGTTGCCGGTAAACCGTTGCGGGCTGAATAGGATGAGATTTTTGTAAGAGAACAGCGAGAAGTCTGGAAGCTCGTCTGCCCTCTGCTGAGAAGCTGAAAGATTTGGAATCCTATTGGAAAACGCTCAACATTGAATTCAAGCTTGTTGTTAACAGGATCATCCGCAGCGTTTTTGATTGAACTAAAATAGTCAGCTTCAGTTTTTCCAGCAATAGTTTGAGTGTAACGCTTTGCCTCTGCTCTTACTGTAGGCAATTCAAACAAAGAAGAGTCAACATATTCAGTTCTGAACTCATATCTAGTACTTGGCTCCTCTTCATCAGCAGGAGGCGGTGAAGTAGGATTGTTTGTATCAAAATTTGTGCCAGAGTATATTACAGTTGCCTCCGAATAAGGTCCGTTCTCTGTTATCTGATACTTACCGCCAGCTAGAACCCAACTAACAGAAGCATTCCGCAAAGCGTCTTTGCTTCCGCGATAGCGATAGGTTATTTGCCTACCAGTGCCATCACCTCCGCTGTATTCGCGAGATATTTCAATGTATCCTAATTCTACATCTGAAAGAAATTGGTTGCTGGTTTTTATTGTTCCCATATTAGTCTCTTGAGATTACTTGAGCCGTTTTCTCTGAGCTTTTTGCTATAAGCTTAAGCTGAATGGTTTGCTCAAGTGCTTGCATGACCATTCGATCTTGTCCGCTTTGAAATCCAGTAAATCCGCCAATGCGAGTAAGTGAATCTTGAGAGCCTCTCAAAGAAAACTTTTCTGACTGGATTCTCGCTGAAACCATTTCAGGAGGAACAAACTTATCATCCGCCTTTTTGCCGTCTTTGGTTGCATCTAAAGGACCGCTTTGAGAGAGGAATTTATCTGCGGCCAATAGTGAGGATGCAGGAGCTACTCTAAGTTTGGAAAGAAATGCTGTTGCTTGACCCAGATTTGTTAGATTGAATAAATCAAACGCAAGTTTTGCGATATTGTAAGACGCTTTTGTTGCAGAGACAGATTGAACTTGAGTTTTCTTAATCAACAAATCCATTTGATCGTTGAATTTCTCAATGTTCTTAATGTCTTCAGCGTTAAACATATCAATTGGACCTAAGTCTTTGATTGTTCCCGCTGCCATTGCTGCTTTTGTAAGCTTTAAGCCAAGCAAATCAGCAGCCGCTGCCATCATCTCAGCATTGTTTCGATTTGCGTTTAACTTTTCTCCAAGAGCAATAAGCACCTGCTCGCTTCCAAGCGATCTGTCTGAAAGGTTTTGAACGCTTAGGCCAAGCTTCTCAAAAGCTGCTCTTTGAGGTCCATCGTTTGAGATTGCAGCGGTTCTTGCGTCATTGATTCTAGTAATGGCAGAGGCTACAGCCTCAAATTTAACTCCGTAGAGATTTGCTGCCATTTGAAATTTTTGAACGTCATCAGTTGAAATGTTCAACTGTTCAGCAAGTTCACCAACTCGATCAGCGGCTTCTGCAACTGAATGAGCAAATCCGGTAACAGCAGCAACAGACAAAGCTCCAGCAAGTTTGCTCGTAACAGCACTCTTAAAACTGTTTCCAAACTTTTCACCAATGCTTTGAGCGCGTTTAACGCCCATCTCAAATTGAGTGGAATCAATCCCAAGCTTTACCAACATTGAGAGAATACCCATATCAGTTATCTTGTTGGATTTGCCACGCTGCTTCGCATTGATCGTCCCACAGCTGAACTTGTCCCATCATCTCTGCGTGAGCTAGAATCAGCCTTTCTGCGTCACCAAGAGGCATCCTGACAGCGTCGTCTGGTCCAATTCCAATATTGAGACAACCGACAAGCACTCGCTCAGTCCACGGCATTGCCGGACGCTTTGATTTAGTTCCAGCTTCCATCAGCACCTCGGGAGCGGTTGACTGCTCCTTAAGCCACAACTGGAATTTGTCAGACTCAACCATCAGATTCATGCGCTGAATCCGCTTCGACCACAACCAGAGGAACAGATCCCTCCAGACTGATTTGATTGATCTAATGGACTCCAGAGGAGGCTGTGAGCAAACAAGCACAGCCTCCGCTAGATCATTGGACGTAATCTCTCCACCTAAAACGTAAGGAGACCGCAGCCTTTGCAGCAATATCGCATGACCTACAGTGTAGGGTACAAGTCGAACCCCAAGCACCACTGGTGCTGGAGGTCCGGTCTCTGCGAGTATCTTTGCAAGTTCTGACACGATTACAGAGCGTAAACGGTAGCGTTACCGGCCAAACCACCAGCAGGATACTTGGTCAAAGTAATGGTGACCATTGCTTTTCCGCTGGAGGTGAACTTAACGCTTCCACCGCCGGAATAAATGTAGTCGCCGTTGATCGTAATGCCTCCATAAGTAGTGGCATCAGCACCAGCAATAGTCGCGTAGCCATTAACGTTAGGCATAGAAGCGCAAGTTAGAGCGGTAGCGGCATCGACTGAACTGCTTGGGATAAAAGTCAGGTTAAGAGAGATTCTTTCGTTAGCGGCAATCTGAGCAATAACATTGCCAGCGGAGTTTTTAATCTGCTCAACGTCCGCTTCATGCGTTACATCATAGCTTTCAATGGTGCTGATTACTCCGGTGAGAGCCGTTCCAGACGCTCCGGTTTGATTAAAAAGCTGAATCGTCCCCTTAGATCCGTAGACTAGGGCTAGACCTTTAGATTGTGCCATGTTTGGTGGGTTGTTAAATCGTGTTTGCTGCTGCGAAAATTGTCATGGATCGCGAAAAAGTTCTAGCTCTTTCGCTGATGTCGTTGATGCCAAAATCTACGGGGACTGCGAATTGCGCGTTGAAGCCTCCCGAGGGATCGGTGTCGAGCGCGTCTAACTCAGCAATGTTCCCGTCAACGTAGAGGTATTGCAGGAGATTCTCAAAGATTTGAACAACCGCTAGAGCTTGAGCCTCCGAGGTATCGTCTGCGGACAACTGGAGCGTAGCGGTTATGTCTACCTCGCAAGTGCGGTCTAATGGATGAACTGGAACCGCAGTCGATGCGCGGACCACGATGCGCGGGAAGCTCGGCATCTGGTCCTCCAGATCTTGATCCGCAAACGCACCGTGACCGTAGCTTGTGAGACAAGTCGGAGTGCCAATCGGAGACGCAGACCAGTCTTCAGCGGCAAGCCAGTCAACTAGAGCGCGTTCTGTGCGTAAAGCTACGGCGTTCATGTTACTGTGATTCCTTTGGATTCAGATCCATCAAAAGCGGCTTGCAGTGCTGCGGCAATGTGATTTTCAAGCTCACGGGCTTCGTCGTTGTAAGCTTGTTGCATGGCTTTTGAGTAGATTCCTTCAACGGTTCCAACCTGATTGTCGGCCAGTCCAATGTTCATGCGGACATAACTCGATGGATTGAATCCGGCTTTGGCGTTGTACGCATAGGCGGAAGAGCCTTTGTGCATGGCAACATTCTCCTGCGGCAAGCCGTATTGATTGGCAAGATTGATTAACGCAGCGTTTCCTGCTACGGACTTAACACCGGCAGATCCCTTTTTTGCGCGTCGAGTTCCGCCAAATTGCTGGAATGATGGTGACAGCTTTTTTATAGCTTTAGTCACGCATGACTTGAGGTATCCAACAGAACCAGCAGCGCGTCTGCGGAGCTTTCCCGCAGCGTCACGCATATCTTGACCGTAGAGACCGGGTTTTCCAGCCTTCGCGTTCTTGGCTTGAGCGATTAAATGGACCACTCGTAGCTGTCGAGATTTACCCACTCTCTTGCCGGTCTTCTTGTCAAAGCGATCCGCTCCAACAGGTCTGTTGAAGTAATCAAGAATCTTGTTACGAGCCGCTTGTGGCGACTTTGGAGGCAACAAGCAGTAGAGCCGCAGCATTAAGAAAAACGTGCGAGCGTTGACGGCATCAGCAAGAGATCGCTTTGTCTTCGGGAGGTACTCCTTCCAAGCAGCATCAAACCTCGACGTATCAACTGTTACGGTTGGAGTCATTTGGTTTTAGAGCCAAGTTCAAGAGCATAGTAAGCTCCAGATCCGTCTCGCTTGGCAGACATAATCCGCATCTGGCGACCGTCGTAAGTGAGGAGCCTTCCAACCACCGGAATCATCTTACCAAAAGTCAGAAGCAAACGGTCTGTGTTCTCTTGCAGTAGAAAGCTTCCGCTCTCTTGCAGGAGCCGGTCAGCGGTGGAACCAACGTCACAAGACCAGACCGCAGCGTCAACGGTTACGAGGGTTGAGTCAGCTAGTCGCCAGTCGGAGAACTTGACCAACACTCGCGCTTGTACGTTGTCTTGGAATCCACCGGATATAACCGAGTTAGCGTCAGTAATCGCAGCGGGTAGACAGCGCACTAGCACTCCCTGCCACAAGAACGACGGGTTTCCCATCGCGCTCTGTAGCACAGACATCCCCAACTGGAGACTGGTTGCAATTAGATTCACGAAGTGAAGTAAGTGCCGCTGACAATGAGTCGGGAGGTTGCTTGTAGGTGATCAGCAAGAGTAAATGCGTCTCCATTCTCAAAATGCGAAAGCTCGCAATAGCTAGTGCCATTGATAGCTCTAGCGATCACAGCGGTTTTGGCTTGATTGGTCCCGTTATCAAGCCATACAGCAAACGCTGCTTCGTACAATACCGGATCAGGAAGAGTCAATCGAAGGTTGCCGGTAGCACTACCAGTAACGGAATTGATCGTCAGATCAACAGTAAACGTGCTGACAAAACCAATAGAAGTATGGCGAGCCGTGTTAGTAGTAAACGCAAACGTGCGACCACCACCGGAATCTGTGAGAGCGGGAGTCCACGCTGTTGGAGAAACCAACGGGAGCGCAGCATACAACTCCGTAAAGTTGTCGTTCGCTTTGATCCAAGACCCGCGCAACGTGTCGCCGTTGTTGTCGTTTGCGGTTGATCCGACATTGATGACTTGTTGTGACATATCAATCTTTGGGCAATGCGTACCAACCTTCTGGAAGCGTTATCCGGTTGCTAGAGCGAACAGATACACCGTCCGCTCCTTTGACCCATACTTTGGCTTTGACGCTCTCAGCAAGCCTTACCGGCTCACCGTGAGGCACCATAACCACGCCAGACCCACAGCCGCAACTAGCGATCAGACTCAGCAATACGATCCAGCAACTTCTTTTTGAGGTCTGGATCTCGTTTTGCATCTTCAACGGTGGGAGGTTTTTGAACGAAACTAGTCAGCCACTTAAGCAGAGCGGTAACGATCTGTTCGATAAAATTCACTCGGGCTTTTTGTCAGCGTCTTTGGCAGCGATCAACCCAAAGCCAATTGTCACAGCAGCAATGGTCGCAGCAAGATCAATGTTGGTAGTAGGGTCACCGTCAAACAATGCTTTGAGCGCACCGCCAACAGCGACAAGGATTGCACCAACACCGGCAAGAGTAGTTTTCCAGTTCATTTTTTGAAGGTTTTATACAGACCGATTGACGCTGCAATAAAGGCTAAAACAGCGGCCCCAAGTTGGAACCACTGAGTTAGTTGAGGAATAAAAGAAACCGCACCAGCAGCGGCAGCGGTCGCCAGAGAGATTCCAACTCCGCTGCTGTTGTTGGTGTCGGTTTGCATTACTCGGATTTAGGTTGAGCAGCGTTGACGATTAGATCGACAAGCGGCAAAGCAACTTTGGCGTTTTGAATGCCTCCAGCTTTGACTGCAATATCGATGAGTTGCAGCAAACCGTTGGCTTGTTCTTGGGTCAATTTGACAGTGATTTCCATATTAGGCGACGGGAACTTCAGCCACAGCAACGATCTCCGCAACTGGATTCCACGGCAACGGCAGCGTCACGACGGGCGGATTGATCTGGTCGTTGATCTGCTGCGTCACATTCGCTTCGATGGCCGCTTGATCGACTCCGTTGCTATAGCACCAACCAAGCACCTGTTCCTGCGTCAGATCCTCGTAAGGCGTGAAGCTACCAGACGGCGGTTGGAACGAGCAGGAGCCGTAGCAGGTGCCGCTGTATTGATCCTGAGTGCCGTTGCAACGCCAGTCGGCGGTGATTACGACATTGGGATTGCTGCCTTCGGTCTTACGGACGAGCAGGCGTTCGATGATCCAGAGGATGGTCATATTGGTATTGGTTAGGCGGCTGCGATTGTGGTGATAGTGCCAGAGCTTCCACGGAACTTCAGAGCACCAGCTTCGACGTAGAGTTGGCCCATGCCAGCAGGAGAAGTGCTTGGAGCAGTAGCGTTTGCAAGACCGAGAACCTTAGCGGCAGAAGTTCCGAATGTGCTAATCCCCAAGCCGAGGTTTCCGGAGGAATTTAATATTAACTGAGGAGAATTACCACCACCGCTCAAATACAATCCGTTCTCAGCGCGAAGTGCAAGATTGTTGGCTGGTGAGCCAGTAATCAAACCAGAAGCAGAACCAATAAGCCCAAGAAGGCCATCGGTAACGGCTTCAACTCTAATTATTGTAGTGCCGGAAGCTCCTTTTACGTGAAGGTTGCTTGATGGACTCGCCCCCACGCCCAACCCCGTAGAGTTGAGGGTCATGGCGGTGGAGCCGCTCAATGAAAAGTCAAGAGCGGTGCCACCAATTGAAAGAGGCTGATACGAAGCGGCTCCGGTGTTATCGACTCCGGCAATCGAAGAAGTGGATGCCGATTGGACAAACCGAATTCCTTTCGTAACACCAGCAAACACCACGTTTGTGGTGTCTGTTCCGGCTACATGAAGCTGAAAATTAGGACTCGCCGTACCAATACCCACCCGATTGTTCGTCGAATCAACCTTCAGCGTCGAGGTGTCCACCGTCAGATCGCCGGTGATGGTGGCGGAGCCAGCGGTAACGAGTCCGGTGACAGTTAGTGCTCCACTCGCGGTTGGAGAGGATGAGAGCAGGTTGTTGATGCTGATGCGCTTTGTGCTGCCACTCGCTGGAGGTGTTGCCGAAACATCGACAATCGGCAGCATATCCGAAACTGGATCTGCCGCCGTAAGGTTGGTTAGTTCTGAGATTTTTAGGTCTGCCATATCAGTAAACGGTTAGAATGAATTTTCCTGAGTCTTCTTGTGTTAAAAAGTCTGCGCTTTCTGTGAGTAGCGAATCGTAGGTTCCAAACGAATAGACAAGTTTGTTACCTCCAATGTTTTCTTCTTGGACTAGATACTCTCCGCTCTCACACAGAAGATCTCGGCGCATGATCGGCGGTTCAGGTTCAGCACCAGTGCTGACATGAGTCCTATTGATCGCTATGCCGATTGAGATCATTACGGTGTTCGGGCTTTGACCGCAATAACGCTACCAGACGAGATTTGAAATGCAGTTATATCGCCGGGAATCGTGATTCCGGTAGGCATTGTTTTAGACGGCCAATTACCGGCAAACTGAAATCCGGTTATCGACGCAAAAACAGTCGGCTCCGTAGGAATCAAAGCAGACCAGTTGCCAGTTTGCGCCGAAGTGCTTGTGATTAGCTCAGAGCCATAACGGCCCATACTATACTCGGTTGCTATGTCTGCTTGCAGTGCCATAAAATTGTGTTTGTTAAAGGGGAGGCTGTCAGCGTATCCAACAGCCTCCCCAGTTTTGGTTTGTTAACCCTTACGAATCTTCGGTGCTAAGGCTCCTTGTACCCACAAGATGAGCTTGCCTCCTTCAGGAACAGAAACAGTGTTGAAATTAGTGCGCTGGAGAGTCGCATCAATTTCGGGACCAGCCAGCAATTTAGTTTTACCGGTCTTGTCCACTGCTATGGTTGTTGCAATACGCATATCCTAAAGGATTAAGCGGTGATCAGAACCTCAGCTTGCGTAGTATCCGCAGCAGCCGCACCAAACATGATATCGTAAGAAGCCATGTGAGCGCGAGTAGAGCGAGAATACCAGACAGTCAGCAACACCGACAGACCGTTGCTCAACTCGACAGTGCGCTGCTCAACAAACTCGCCAGCGATCATTCCAACCGGCAGACCGCTCGCAACCGCGATAGCGTCCTGACCGCAGACGAAGCCAGCAGTGTTAGCAATAGCACCAGTGTAGTCGTTCTGCTCCAAGATGTTGGCGAATCCGAAATAGCCGTTGTTCAGAGGGCCGTAACGGCTGTCAGGGAACGGATTGGTTCCAGCGGCGGCTGTGAGCTGACCGGAGAACATGAGGCGAGCCAAGTGTCCACCGTCCAACAGAAGCAGCTTCTGTCGATAATTCTTAGCCAAAGCCAAGATCGCAGGGAGGTCGCTAGAATCGAAGTTGGCAGCAGTACCAATAACAGTACCAGCACCAAACAGAGCAGCGGTCATCTGAGCGGTCACCTTCTTGCTAATACCAAGAGCAAAGATCTCAGCGGAACCCATCGCCAGATCGCTAATCGCAAAACCCTGATTCAACTCCTGCTGAGTAACGGTAAAGGTCTTAGTGATCTGATTGACGGTAACGCTAGTGGCGGCAAGCGTAGACTGGTTAGCAGCACCATCCTCGAAGTTGGAGGCGTTGTCGACCGTGGCGTCGCCGGTGGTGAACTTCTTGACCTGAACCGTTGCGCGGGGACGCAAGTTATCCAAGCCAACGTTGCGCGTAAAGCCAGCGATCATCGCGAGCTTAGTGGTAGCAACAGTGATAACCGCATCAGCGAGATAATCGACAACGAGACCAGCAGCGAAGGTATTCGCGTTCTGGGGAGCGATCATCGCGGACTGGCGCAGCAACTCGCTGTGGTTTTGGATCAAGAAGCTCTGACGCTCTGCACCAGCGCGGAGGCTCTTGTGCTTCTCCAACAGAGGATTACCCAAGTTCACGATCACGGGGCGAACCGGATCAGGAGCAGGGGCGGCGGTGGGCGACTTAATAGAAGCTTCCAGAGCGGAAAGCTTCGCGAGAATCGCAGTGAGATCAACGGGAGCGGCAGGAGCAGCCGCAGCCGTCACAGTAGTAGCAGTGTCAGACATATGTGTGTCGGTGGTTTGTGTTGGTTGCGGCGTGGAGTCCACGCCAGAATCGTTGATGGTTTTTTCGCCATCAGTCGAAAGTGTTTTGTCTGTATTGGTATCAGACGGCTCTTCTAGTTGAGCAAAGAGTGCGGAGAACCAATCGCGGCCAGCAGCACCTCCCCAGAGGTTTGCCGCTACATCCGCAGGAGTATTAGGTTCTGCTTCCAAGAATCGGTCGTTGCGTCCCCACCAAGCGTTAGCTTTGCGGATCTTGTTTTCGGTAGGAGCCTCTCCTGCAACCAGAGATTTAGCATCGGTAACAGTTGCTGGCTCTAAACCATCGCCAGCAAGACCTTCCTCGTATTGCTCAAGACCTCGACGGAGGTTGTTCTTGACCGTCTCAGGAGCAGTCTTGGTAACAGCGCGAGGATGCCATTTAGCGGCCATAGCCAACTGCTTGATGGGTTTGTCCACCAAGCCAAAAGCTAGAGCCTCAGCGGTAGTAAACCAAGTCTCGGCTTTCATTGCAGCGCGGATAGACTCAGCGGAGCGACCAGTCTTCTTATTGTACACTCCAACAAGCACCTCAGCGTGTTGATCAAGAGCTTCGGCCATCTTCCGCATATCCTCGGAAGTACCAGAAGCCATACCTGATGGATCGTGGATCATCATCAGAGCAGCGTCAGCCATCTCTACGCGATCACCGGCAAGAGCGATAATTGACGCAATGGAAGCCGCAATGCCAACGACGCGAGTGGTCACCGGAGCTTTGCGACCGCGCAACTGATTGTAGATGGACAATCCATCCCAGACGTTACCACCGGGAGAGTTGATCTCTACGAGCAGCGGACCATTGCCAATCTCGTTGAGTACATCCGAAAACTGCTTTGCAGATAGACCGCTTCCACCGTACCAGTCTTCGCCAATTTGGTCAAAGATCTGAACGGTAGCGGGATCGCCGGCAGCGTTTGCCGGAGCGAAGTAAAGCCAATCTGACTTCTTGGTAAAACTCATTCGGTTTTCTTGGCTTTTGGTTTCCGAGTCTTTTTGACGGTAGCGGTAATCTCTTCCTGCTCTACAACAACAGGTTGCGACCCACCTTCTGACGGAGCAACTGGAGACGGAGATTCAGAAGGATCGCCTTCAATGTCAATAGCAGTTGCAACACTAGTTGCGGGACGCTCTTTCTGAATCACCGAAATCTCAGATACATCGACTCCGTATTTCGCAGCGAGTTGACGTACAAACAAAGCTTGTTGAGCTTTTGACTCTAAAGCAGAACGCCAATCAAGACCACGCGCACCGTAAACCTCGTCAAAGGTAACAACGCCAGCCTCTAGTTCTGCCAATTGAGCCGCAGAATTACGGCCAACGTCAACATTCGGGGAGCGTGGAGCGGTGATTGATACTTCGTACCAATCCGAGGGAGCGTCATTGAGCGTAGGATCGTTCTTGATCGCGTACTCCATCGCGTACTCATAAATACGACGAGCCGCTGAAGCCATAACTTGATGGCGAGACCGGAACCAAACAGACGACATATCGAGCGCACCGCGATAGACAGTTCCCTGCATTGACTCGGGATATACCAGAACGTAAGGGATACCAACGCCAGCACAGACTTTCTCGGTCAGTTGTCGCCAGTACTCGCGCATATTTACACCGGGACGCTCGGTTGCAAACTGCTCGAAACTGTCACCGTTTTTCATTACCTTAACGCCAGATCCAAAGACCTGTTCGTAGTAATTCTCGGCGGTGTTTACGCTCGATCCAGCAGTACCAGCGCGGAGGTTGCTCGCTTGGACTTCACCAGCGTCAGTCTTAATAATCTGAGCGACAGACGCACCAAGCTTACAAGCTTCCATCTCCAGCTTTTGCAGATCATCAAGATCGTGCAAATCATTGATAACCGCCGAAACAAACGGAAGACCTCGGAGTTGACCGGGACGATTCGGTTCGTAGATATGGACTACGGAATCAGAAGGAATGGAGCGAACATCAGTCAGGTTACCCTGAGTCTTTTCCGATCCAATAAAGTAGGAGATGGCTCGTCCAGTTCTTGGATCAAAGCGGATGCCATCAAATACGGTCTCATCTGCTTGCATCCCTACTGGAGTAGCAATGGATTGAGCCTCAATTAGCTGCAACCGAGGTTTGCCGGTCTCTCCTTTGGTGAGCAGCAGGAACGACTCACCATCGTAGAACCAGCCGCGAGCGGCTTGCCCCATCAGAGTGGAGAACGACTGGCGAGAGCCAATATCGGGATAACGGCTCCAAACATCAAACCACTTCTTGGCTTTTAGGTTCCAAGCGGAATCACTGGAGGCTGGTTGAACCGAGAAGCTGGAGCCGACAGTGTAACTCTCAAACAAGTCGCCAAGCCTATTCAGCACAGCGTTGTTTTGCTCGAAAAAGCGAGACTTGCGAACGATGGCTTGACGAGTCGAACTAGTAACATCAAACCGCGCGGAAGTGTAAGACGTATCGAGATAAGAACGACGCAACGACTGACCGGCTCCTTCGTATTTGTTAACGGGAGCGGGAAACAGCTTGTTCGCTATGTTTTGAAGGAATCCCATTAGCTCATTCGGGTTGTGGCTTCACGACGGAATTGCGTGAAATCCCCATAATACCGAGTGGTTGAAACCAGAACGGCGGTCAGCATCTTGTTGTAAATCTGGAGATCGGTGGGACTAGCGATCCCATCACCAGAGAGAAGCGTTACAGCGTAATCGTAATCCGTTAGCAAAGATTCCCACATTTGGAGCATCTCAATTGGTGCTGCGGTCCCCTTACCGGGTTCAGCGAACTCAACGGAAACGTCAGAACTGGAAGTACTGCGGACCACATTCCCGCTCTCCATCGAGTTAGCGGAAACAGTTAGCTTTGCCGTCAAAGCCTCAAGCAGTGTCAAAGCGGCTTTGCTCGCGTAGGTCGTACGCAAGTAACTCCGCTTAGTTGCTACTGTGTATGTGAACACTTGCGCGGACTATCAACAGAGCCGCAAGTTTGTCAACCACTAGAATTTTCCGAGGTACTGGAAGTTAGGTCTCCCCACAACATAACCATAGCAAGTTGCATGATTTCACAGTCATGCAAATGGTCCGGCCAGCGAGTGTTTCGCTTGAACCATAGATGTTTGATCCTACCGGAGCGGTTAGCCGTTGGCTTGAGAAGATGGCTGTCTAGATGCTTCCAATAGGTATCAGAATCGCTCGCAAAAGCCCCTTCAGCGTCTAGCGGAGCGGGTAGGCTACAAACACTCCATTGATGCGTCTCGGTCCCTTTACGGAGCCGCTGGAGTACCTCGCGCATATGCTCAGTGTCAAAGACAAGCAGAGGCTGTACAGCGTCCGTACGCATTGAGGTTGAAGTTGTGATTCCAAAGGGATGGATTGAGCCGGTCTTAGACGTAAATCTGGCTCCAGTCTCGCGTCCTTTCATCGGCAGCCAGCCAATTAACATTGGCTTTCGGAGACCTCCTTCTGGCGGATACCGCAGACCGCATGGATAGTTTATCGGGCTTCCGCTACTCTGAGAAAACTCAGCACAAGCATCATAGACCGCTTGCGTGTTATAACCGGAATCAACGCCAACATCCATATCGTGGACGTTGTATTGGAGTTGTATCCTACGCAGTGCGGCAAAATCATCAGCGTGACCGGCTCCAACCAGACGGGAGTTGCCTTTGCTCCACTCGCGGCAGACCCACCACAAGAAAGGAGCCGCAGCTTGTACGTCAGCGGTTAGATAGCGTCTGGCTTCAGGGATTCCAGCATCAGATACGATCTCGACTCGGTCTTGTTGGGTCTCCTGATTTTCCCACGGTTCCGCGAGCATACCGTTGATGAATCCCTGCAACCCCATCATCGAGGATTTTGCTTCCAAGAATGCGACAGCAAGATTTCCCCAAGTACATTTGCGGTCTGGGGAATACAAAGACGACAGATGATAAGACCTTACGCTCGGGAGGCTGGCTTTATTCTCCGAGATCCACTTGCCATGCCGTAACCCTGCAACTTTCTGGCTGTCGCTTATCTTTCCCTGACATAGTTGGCAAACGTAATGAGCGGTGGTACGGATGCGCTGCCAGTCAGGTCTGCCGTCTTCCAGTTTCTCGTTTTCCCAAGTGACTTGTCGCCACTCCAGTTTGATATGCTCGCGGCAGTATGGGCAGGGGATGTAATACCTCCGCTGGTCTCCTCGTAGATATCGCTGCCAGATCCTCCCCTCCGAGGTCGTCGGAGTGCTTGTAAAGAACGCTTTAGAGCTACTGAACGCTTTGAGTCGCTGCTCGGCAAGATCAAGAGCATCAGCTTCTTTGGCGGTAGCGTCTGCAAACTTGTCCACCTCATCTGCGACCAAGATTCTGACGGGACGAGACGCTAGATTTGCCGGTGAGTTGCTCCCCACAAAAGTCAAAGTGCAGCGGTCGAACTGCTGCTCTAGATTGGTGATCTGGTCTTTATCGGTTGGAAACCGCGCGACCATAGCAGGAGAGTCTTCAAGCATGGGGAGCCAGCGCGACTTGGAGAAGCTGCGAGCCAGATTCTCACTCGGCATCAACCACAACGCAGGAGACGGCTCTACGTCGATGGACCAAGCAAGACCGGCCATTAGAGTGGTGGTTTTACTGGTCTGACTTCCCCAACACAACGTGACCTCGGAGACCGCAGGATCTTTCCAAGATTCCAACGGTTCTCGGCAATATGGTCTTACAGCCGTGGAGAAGGGACCGGGATGCTCGGTCTGCCGCTGGCTTAGAGTCAGATTGCTCTCAGCCCATTCGACAACTGACTGCCGTGGAGTCGGTCGCCATAACTGCCGTCGGAACTCTAGGATTTCAAGCTCTAGGTCTGTCATCAGAATAGTTGGTTCATCTTATATTGCATAGCGGTCGCCATATTAATTAACGCCATGCGATCTTTTATTCCGTTAACAAGACGATCCTCTACCTTATGGTTTGCCGCCCAAGACGCATTGCGGTTAAAGATCTCAACCATCATAACAATGTTGTCATCCAGCAGATGCAGCACTCCGTAGAACGGGAGCTTTGTGCGTCTAGTAACTTCAAGAGCCGCTTGGATCTTAGACCAAGAAATCATCCATTCATTTCCGAATGTGGTCTGGAGCTTGTGCAAGCCATAGCTACGAGTCTTGACCTCATAGATTCCGGTGATGATTCCTTTAGCCGGATCAAATATGAAGCCATCAATGCGGGAAGGCTCTTGGTCTGATATCGACAGGAACTCTAAGCCGGTCTGACGCTCGATAGCTTTGATCGCGATTCGGTTTTGGCGAAGCGATTCGATACCGGCTGGTTTCTGGCAATTTAAGATTTCCACGGGTCCGTTTGATGCAGAGTTTTGAGACATACTTCTTGGACCCAACGCTCTAGCTCGCGCTCTGCGTGTTCGGGATCATGCGGAGCAATGCGACCGGATAACTGTTTCGGCATAGACTTCAGAAGTTGGGACACTGCTCCATCGTGTTCCTGCATTGCCTTCTTAACCCACGCGCCGGATACCAGCGTTCTCTCCTTCTCGGATTGAGCCAGTACGTCATCGCGGGAGGAGATAAGATTCTTCGCTGCGGTCGCGTGTACCGAGACCATTCTGCCAGCATCGAGGGACCGAGATTGTAGGGCTTCAACCGCTAGATCATAAGCGGCTCGCTCGATCTTCTTTTGCCGCTCATACGCTCCCTGCGGGGAGTCTTCTGTCGCAAGAGCAGCGTTGATTGCGGCAGACGCTTCGGGAGGTCTGTACGGTCCACCTGCGACTTCTGGTGCTGGTTGCTGCTGTATCGCAGTCATTCGCTGGAGCGTCGATGGTCTGCCGCCAATTCCTTTGCGCGATCCTCTCCAAGCGTCTGCTTCTTCTGGGGAGGTTAACGGCATCCCTGCTGCGGTAAGTTGCGAGACTCTTCCTTTGGTTAAACCGCTGTGTTTGACGTACTCGGTTTGAGTCATCGCAATTGGATCGGGAGGTTCTCGGGCTTCATCTTGACCAGTTCTTCAAGACCTCGGGTAACGGTTTTGTAAACCGATTTCTTGGGATCGGGACAATAGAACACCGCGACTTGGTCGATGGTGAATGATCCGCTTTTGATGCGGTCCAAATGCCACTTTAAGGTTGAGTGTCCAATGTTAAGGAGTAGGTAGTCGGTAGCTAGTGACATAGGGTTTGTACTACAATAGCAAGTTCGCTCGCGCAAGATGATCGGTCCCGCGCGATCACCG